CTCGCTCTCGGGCACGCAGGTGTGCCCGGTGATGTGACCGTCCTCGCTCGTCTCGTCGACGTACGCGCAGACGAAGGGCGCGCCGCTTCGTTCGCTCACTTCGTCGCAATCGGCGAGCTCGTGGTAGCTTCCGTCCGCGTCGCAGATCTCGGCGGCGTTGCTGGTGCAGCGCGTGGCGCCCCGGATGCAGCCGTCGATGGGTCGGCAGTGCGCGCCGAGGCACGCGACAGCCAGGGCGCTGAAGATGAGTGCTCGCATCATGTTCCACTCCGTGCGGCTGCGCGGTCCTGGAAGGAGACGAGCAGCAGGTTTCGACTCGGGCGACGCCTGTGGAGCCCGAAGCCGATGGGTCGCGCCTCGGTCACGTAGAGACCGGGAGGCGTGCGCACGGCCTGCACGAGCTGACCATCGCGCGCGTAGAGCGCGCCAAGCCGGTCGCTCGGGCGAATCAGAGCGTCGCCCGAGGCGGCGTCCACGAGGCCGAGCCGCTCGAGGTCCCTGAAGTGGAAGACCAGGTCGAAGCTCGACCTGGGCGTGTTCCCGGACGTCACCATGCGCAAGGCTTCAAAAGCCTCCGGCTCCACCTGGCAGGGGACGCGCACCGGCGGATGCTCGCGACGAAAGGGCTCACCAACGCCATCGTCGTCGGAGTCGACGAGGACGGGCTCCTTGAAGTCCTCATCGTAGTCGGGCGCCATCGCCTGCGTGTCGAGGCGATGTAGCTCCGCGATGAACGGGAAGATGAGTCGACCGCGCATCACGCCGCTCCGAGGGGAGTGGGCCTCACGTAGAGCGCAAGGAGCGCGTCGATCTCCGGGTCGCCGGTGAGGCTCGCCGACGCCGAAGCCTTCGAGGGGTCGAGCCGGTAGCTCTGGTCGCGCGTGCGCTCCTCGATGATGCGCCAGCGGCTGCGCGCCTCGAACGAGGCGTCGTCGGAGAGCGGCGCCATCGAGCGCAGGACGAGGAGCATCGTCGCGCGGCGGATCGCGGGCGGCGTGCGCCCCGTAGGCGTGCCGTCGTCCTCGGTGAAGCCCCAGAGCCCCTCGGCGACCACGTTGCCGTGCCCGCGTGGGAACGCGCGCCCGTGGCGGCGTGTGAAGCGCGGGCCTTCGAAGCCGGGCTCGATGGGTGCGCCGACGATGAGCAGCTCGCTCGGGTCTAGCGACAGCTCCACGGTGCCGAGCAGGAGCCGGTCGACGCGGATCGGCGGCACGGGAAGCTCGATGCTCGGCGCGCCGCGCCCCGAAAGACGCAGCGTGAGCAGGCGCGGCTCGAAGAACCAGCCGGTCACGCGGTCGATGAGGCTCGAGGCTTCGGCGAGCAGCAGCTCAAGGCGGGCGTCGCTCGCCTCGGCCGCCGTCACGCCTTCGGCGCGCAGGTCGGCAACCGAGGCGTACACGTCACTCTCGCTCGCGCTTGCCGCGCTTGCTGCCCGCGTCGTCGTCCTTCGTCGGCGGCGTCGCCGCAGTGGACTTCGGCGGCAGGTCCTCGGTGGTCACCGCCGCGCGCGCGGGCACGACCTTCAGGTCGTCCGTCGCGCTGCGCTTGACCTTGGCGACCTCGCTCTCGTTGGCGTCGAGCGCCTTGGCCTCGGCCTCGGTGCAGACGTCGAACGCGAGCGGGGCGTAGCGATCCGAGGGCACCTCGCGCACGGCGCGCAGGTACTCGGCCACCGGCCTCTCGACGCGGTACCAGCCGCGCTCCTCCTGGAACTTGATGCCGGCGTAGGTGTAGCGCCGCAGCACGTGGCCACGGCGCGGGTCGTAGGGCTTCAGACGAACGAGCAGCGTGTCGGTCATGGCTCAGTCCTCCTCAGAGCTGCACGTTGATGGCCTTGGCCACGCCGGTCTCCTCGGCGAACTTCACGTCGAAGCGAAGCGTGGCGACGATCTTCAGCGTGCCCTCGGAGATGTCGCGCGCCGACTCGATGCGGATCTGCCGCCAGATGCCGACGTGGATGTTCTTCGGGTTGCAGAGCAGGATGACCGTCTGGTCGCTACCCGCGCCGAGGTTCTCCGGGAACAGCGGGATCGGCTGCACCGGCACGCCGGAGTAGAGGACCGGCGCGTCGCCCTCGAGGAACTTGTCGCCCACCGCCGTCGCTCGCTCGGCGAGCGTGTTGCGGTAGTCGAGGTCAGCGTCGACGCTGGTGAGGTACCGCATCGCGCTCTTGTCGCGCAGGTACTCGCTGGGCAGCGTCTTCACGAGATCGCGCAGCAGGTCCTTCGAGATCGGCGCGGCGGCCGCGTCGACGACATGGCTCGTGGCCTGCTTGAGCACGCCGTCCATCGTGGCGAGGAACGGGTCGGCGGACGCAGTGTCGCCGCTGACCAGCACCTCCTCCATGTCGCGCGAGATGGCGTCGGCGATCATCTCCATCATCGTCTGGCGCAGCTCGCCGCGCTCGATGGAGTCCTCCAGCACCTCGTCGGAGAGGCGCACCTCGGCCTTGAAGAGCTTGGCGTCGAGCTCGACCTGGGAGAGATCGGGCGCGGCGCGCTGCGCGGGAGGGAGCGCGGTGGCCTCCTGGCCGGGGCGCAGGATGCGGCTGCCGAACTTGATCTTCGAGATCTGCTGCTTAGGCGAGGCCATCGGGACGACCGTGGCCTGCTGCATGAGGACGGACTGCTTGATGAGCAGGCGCATGAACTTCTGCGCCTGCGCGGGCTTGAGGATGCCGCCTCCCGCCGTCAGGTCGGCGAGCGCGAGATCGGCCTTCTCCAGGATGGTGCGATTGTCGAGGTACGTCATGGGCGCGGGCTCCTTCCGGCGGGGTTCAGAGGTCGTGGAAGGAGATCGCCTTGTCGACGCTCTCCCGGTCCTTGGGCTTGTTGAGATCGAGCGGCCATCCCACGTCCTCGACGGTGGCCTTCGACATGCGCTCGGCGGGCGCTGCACTGTTCGGCAGTCCGAACTGCTTCTCGACGCGGCCGAGTCGCTGCTGCTGCTCCTTCACGGTCTCCGAGAGCGCACGGAACGAGTCGGCGAGCTTCGCGAGCGAGTCGGTCACGCCGGGCGTGGTCGCGGGCGCCGCTGGAGTCGGCTCGGGGAGCTTGTCGGTCTTCGCGGCGGGCACCTTGCTCGCGAGCTCGGCGAGCCGTGCGAGCGCCCGCTTTGCGGCGGTCACGTTGCTCGCGAACGTCGGCGGCTCGGCGGGCTTCTCGGGCTCGCTGCCCGTCTTGGCGCGAGCCGCGACGTCCTCGGCGTCGTCCTCGGTCGCGGTGCGCGCGAGGAGTTCCTCGGCGACCGTGCGCAGCTCCTGGGCGAGCTCGGCGAGGCGCGCGTCGGCCTGGTCGGCGCCGAGCGAGCCGAGCAGCTCGACCAGTCCGGTCAGGCTCTCGAGCGCCGTGAGTGCGGCGCCGAGCGCGGTGCCGTCATCGAGCTTCGCCGTGGGCGCAGCGGACGGCGACGGCTCGTTCGTGTGGGTGTCGTTGGTGTTGTCGTCGTCCATGGCGTCATCCCTCTTCACGATGAGGAAGCGGTGCTTGTTGGCGGCGCGGTCGACGAGCGAGACCTCCTCGACGACCATGTCGACGAGGCGATGCACGCCGTCGTCCGCCTTGTTCATCGGCGTCGTCATGCGGCGGCCTCCGAGGCGGGCTGGTTGTTGGTGGGCTGTTCCGACGTCGGAACAGGAGCGGGCTCGGGCACTCGGCGCGCTGAGCCGCCGATGGAGAAGCCTGTGAGGTCGCCGGACTTCACGCGCTCCCACAGCTCGTCGGAGAGCACGCGCACCGCGAGGAGCCACGTACCCTTGCGGACCGCGAGCTCGCCAATGGTGAAGTCGGTGGGCGCCAGGAAGCTCTCGAGTACCTTCACCTGACCGTTCACGCGCAGGCGGTGCATCAGTCCGAGGCCGCCGAAGTCCTCCATGAAGCGGTGAGCGGCGGCGCGGATCTCCTCGGCCGAGTAGATGTCGCCCTGCGCGTCGACCACCTCGGGCTCGAGCACGATGCCCAGCACGAAGCGCTCGTCGTTCGGGTCGATGCCCTTCACGAGGCGCGAGGGCTTGTCGAACACCAGCTCGTCGACGCTCGGATCGAGCGGCAGGTGCGCGCACTTGGCGACGAGCTCGAACTCCGCGGCCTTGCGCACCGGGAAGTTGGCGACGAAGAGGCGCATGGCGTGCTTGGCACCGCCCCGCCCCGAGGCCTCGCGCACCTTGAGCCGGAAGACGTGCCCGACCTTCTTGAAGGCGGCGACGTTCTCCGGGGTCGGGTTGAGGACCGCGATGAACTTGCCCTCGACCTTCGCGAGCGCGTCGATGAACTCGTTGAGGTCGATGACCTTGTCTTTGTCGAACCACTCGCCGGGGTACGGCGGGTAGATGAAGAAGAAGGTGTCCTTGCTGTCGTAGGCCTCGATCGTCTTGCGGTAGTCCTGCCGCAGGATGCTCACGTCCTTCAGGCGCTCGGCGGCCTTGAGGTACTTCTCGGGGTTGGTCGTCGAGCCGAGGTGCTGCTGCGCCGGGTGCGTGCCGTCGGGGCGGCAGTCGCGGGCGTGGGTGCGCACGAAGACGAGCTTGTAGAAGCGCGCAACGTCGTCCTTCGGCGTCATGTCGCGGGCCTTGGCGAAGCTCTCCTGCGTGACGGTCCACTCGAAGCGGCGGCGCAGCTCCTCGACGCGCTCGGGCGTCATCGTCTTGATGCTGCGGTGGAGGAACACCACGTCGTCGTCGAGATCGGCGATGACCTCCTTGTCGCTCGCGTCCTTGGCGTGCAGCACCGCCGCCGCGCCCGCGAAGGGCTCGACGTAGGTCTTGTGCGCCGGGATGAGCGGCACGATCCGCTTGGCGTAGTGGAACGACCCGCCGAACGTGCCGAACGGCTGCGCCTTCTCGACGTCGTCAGCGTCCTCGTCGAATGCGCCGTCCCAGTCGTCGAGAACGAACTCGTCGTCGAGCGCCTTGGTGGTCGGCTCGTAGTTCGCGACCAGGAGCTGCGTCAGCACCGAGCTGCCGCCGACGCCGCGCATGTGCGCGATGGAGCGCCGGGTGCGGATGCGCTTCGACCAGAAGTCCGAGCCCTTCACCAGCTCGGGGAATTTGCCCCGGATGCCGTAGGTGATGAGGAAGCGGCCCTTGAGCGACTTGAGCAGCTTGAAGAAGCGCTCCTCGTCGAACTCGCTCTCGCCGACGTCGACGTTGTAGCCGGGGTACGGCGGATCGAGGAAGAAGACCGTGTCCTTGCCGTCGTACTTTCGAACGACCTTCTCGTAGTCGCCGCCGTAGACGTGGACCTTCTTGAGGCGCGGCCCGAACTTCTCGATGCGCTTGATGGTCGTGGCTTCGACGCCGACCACCGTCGGGCTGAAGCTCTTGCCGCGCATCTTCCCGTAGGAAAAGTGCGTCAGGTACAGGAAGCGGTGCAGCCGCTCGACGTCGCTCGCAGGCTCGACGTCGAGGAGCCGCTTGAACGTCTTCTCGTCGCCGACCCACGGCAGCTTCTTCAGCTTCGCGAACCCCTCGGGCGTGAGCTTCTTGATGAGCCGGTAGGCGTCAGCGATCTCGAGGTCGGCGTCGTTGATGACCTCGAGCTCAGCGGGCTCCTTGGCGAAGAGCACCGCCGCGCTGCCCGCGAACGGCTCGACGTAGGTCTTGTGCGCCGGGAGCATCGCCACGAGGCGGTCGGCCAAGCGCTTCTTCCCCGCGGGCGAGCCCCAGATGGTCTTCTCGACCTCCGTGGACTCGACGCGGACGCCCGCGCTGGCCGCAAGGACGCGGCGGGCATCGGCGATGGCCTGATCACGACGGTCAGACATCGCGCAGCGCCTCCGGGTCGGAGCCCCACAGCTTGTCCGTGGAGGGCGCGTTCAGGTCACGCGGCCAGACGAAGGGCGCGTCCTGCTTCTCCGTCTTGTCGCCGGGCCGCCCAGGCGCGGACGGAGGCGTCCCGTCCCCGGTCTTCGGGGCGGTCGTCTCGGACTCGCGCTGCTTCGTGTCGGACATGCGTCGGCCTCCGCAGAGGCAAAGCCGCCGACTTCGCATGGAGGGGACAGGTCACCGCGAATCACACGACCGCGAGCGTCGTGGTGCGGCAGAGGCCGTGGTAGGGCGGGAAGCCGATCCCGACCTCGTTCAACGCGCTGTCGCTGGCGAGCGCGCGGAAGCCGCCGCGATCGTCACGGGTGCCCATCGCCGAGCGCGTGACCTCGGCGAGGTCGGTTCGGCCGCCGCCGCCGTTCACGTAGAGCCGCGTGCGACCCGACTCAGGGTCGGTTGTTTCGCGCACCCAGGGCATCGCCTGTTTGATGGCCTCGGGGTCTTCGAGCGCCTCGATGCGGTCGAAGCGCCGGAGGGCGTCTGCCACGGAGAAGGTC